CGAACGGCATGGATGCCAAAAGCTCGGGCGGAGTGCCGCTGTCAAGCCCCGCAGCCGCGCAGCGGTGCGCCGAAGGCGCAGGGCTTGATAGCGGCGCTGCGGCCGAAGCACAATCCGCCATGTTGTCGATCGCGCCCCTGCCACGCGCCAACCGCCGACCACCTTGCCGCCAAGGCTGCTGCACCCATGCGCCTCAGCTCCAGTCTCGAATCTCCACCACCTTGACGGACGTGACCGGCCGGGGCGGCCGAATACGTGTAGCCGCCGCATTCCCGAATTTGCCCGTGACGACGGTATTGGCCGCATCCATCGTGGTATCTGTGGCCGCCGATCTACCGTGTAGCGTGGCGGCGGTGACCCCTCGCGTCCCGTCATCAGGGTTCGGAGAAGGCTAGAATGACGAGTGCCGGGGACCAAAAGACGTATTGGGGCCTTCTCGAAACCGTGAGGTGGATTTGTACGCGCGACCACGAACGGGTTGCAGACATGCGGAACATGAGCGAGGAGGATGGGATAGCTCCGGCGCTCTTCGGCGGCTGGGCGCAATGGTATCTGCGCTCCCTTCAAGGCCTTCGGGAGACGAATTCAGATGCTGATGGCTCGGCCGCTGCGCCTCAGGGTAGCAAACCGCGCGTTGACCGGCCTTTCATGATGGATCCGAGCCAAGCCCTAGATGACCTACTCAGGAACTGCAGAGCACTCGGCTTCTGATGACTGCGATCAGATGCGGCGGGCGGAGCGATGAGCCAACCCCGGTGCCGGCGATTGAGCTGAACGACCTGATCTTCCGGTTCGCCCCGGGCCATCCGGTTGCGCCGGCGGGCTTATGGTCGCGATCGCGGCGCGATACCCCGGTGTGGAGATCGCCGCAGTTCTTGCGTGCAGATGTGATTCGCCTATGGCCGGCTCCCAATACAAGAACCGTCGCGGTTCGCGGTGCGATCCTGCGACGTCTGCGGGAGATCATGACCCCGGAGGCGCCGCTGACCAAACTTGAGGCACAGCACCGGTGCCTGGCTGAAGTGCCGGGTGCCTACCTTGGGGCCTTCAAGAAGGCGTGGTCGGAGCTGGAACCCTCCTGGAAGAGGGGGCGCGGCAAGCATGGTCGGAGGTCGCATTGAGTGATCGGGAAACGTTCGGGTGAAACCTCCGGCCAATAAAAGCATGTGATACTGTTTTAATCGTCGGGATGGTGCAAATCCTCCGCCAGCCGATGTCGGATGGCATCGGCCGCCACGGAGGTAAAGAACGTTGTCGACAGAATCGGGGTCGGAAACTGCTCGGTCGACGCGTGCGTGGCCGGCCGACCAGGTTGAGCGCTGGCCGATTGAGCGATTAACTCCCTACGCGGATAACCCCCGGCTTCACAGCGAGGCCGACCTCGACCGAATCGGCGCCTCCATCTGCAAATGGGGGTGGACGATGCCGCCGCTGGTCGACGAGGAGGGCGGGCTCATCTGTGGCCACGCGCGAGTGGGCGCGGCGATAAGGCTGGGGCTGCAGTCCATTCCGGTCATGGTCGCGCGTGGCTGGACCGAGGAGGAGAAGCGTGCCTATCGCGTTGCCGACAATCAATTGGCGGCACGGGCGATTTGGGATCCTGATCTGCTACGCAACGAACTCGGCGAGCTCCATTTCGCCGGTTTCGATCTCGGCCTGATCGGCTTCGAGGCGGATCAGCTCAAAACCATCCTGGGTGTTTTGGGATCGAGCGGTCTGACGGATCCCGACAGCGTTCCACAAGTGTCCGATCAACCGGTCACTCGGCTCGGCGATATATGGCTGTTGGGAGACCACAGAGTTGGCTGCGGCGACAGCACCAGCGCGGCCGATGTCTCGCCAGTTCTGGCAGGGTCCGAGCCGCACCTGATGGTCACCGACCCACCCTATGGGGTCGACTATGATCCGTCCTGGCGAGCCCGCCGCAACCTCAACACCGGCAAGCGCTCACACGGCGGCGTGCTCAACGACCATCGCGCCGACTGGCAGGAGGCGTATGGGTTGTTCCCCGGGGATGTTGCCTATATCTGGCACGCGTCCATGCACGGGGGTATTGTCGCTGCCGACCTTGCGGCCTGCGGGTTCCAGCTTCGCGCTCAAATCATCTGGGCCAAGCAGCACTTCACGCTGAGCCGCGGCGATTACCACTGGAAACACGAAACTTGCTGGTACACCGTACGCGAGGGCAAGACCAGCCATTGGCAAGGCGACCGCACGCAGACCACGGTCTGGGAGATCGCCAACAACAACCCGTTTGGCAACCCACAGCCCGAGCAGACCTGGGGGCACAGCACCCAGAAGCCGGTCGAATGCATGCGTCGGCCGATCGCCAACAACAGCCGGCCGGGTCAGGCGATTTATGACCCATTTCTCGGTTCCGGCACGAGTTTGATCGCCGCCGAGATGACCGGCCGCGTGTGCTACGGCATCGAGCTCAACCCTGCTTATGTCGATGTCGCCGTGCACCGCTGGCAGGTCTTTACCGGGCGCGCCGCAGTCCATCAGGCCTCTGGTCAATCGTTCGACGCGCGGACCGGAACGTAGACCTGCGATCCGATCGGGAGCCGCACATGGCGCGAAAAGCATTTGTAGTGACTGATGCGATGCGTGAGAAGGTCCGGTATTTGGCCGGTGTCGAGGTCCCGCAGGACGACATTGCGAAGATCATCGGTTGCGCGCCGAAGACCCTGCGCAAGCGGTTGCGCGATGAACTCGATCGCGGCGTGGCGGAGGCCAATGCGACAATCTCCGGTTATTTGTTCGCCGCTGCAAAGGCGGGCAATATCGCGGCGATCATCTTCTGGCTGAAGACAAGGGCGAATTGGCGGGAGCGGGGGGCACCCGGTGACGCAATTCCGGGCACCGGTCCCGAGGCGAATTCGAATGTGGTCCTGGTCCTACCCGACAACAGCCGAGATCCTGAGCTGACCGAGGCTCTGCGAAGCGCGCAAGACAAATACTTCGCCAGGAAACGACAGCAACGGCAGTAAGCCCCCTAGCCCAGCACATGCTCTCATGCTCAAGACCGAGGTCACCGGCCGGAAGGAGGACGCGTGCAGGCCAGACAAAGGCAGAGACATCGTGTCCTGCTTCGCCCCGCTTCCTGCAAACAAGGCATAGACGTCGCCGGCAGGCGTGACACATGTCGCGATCGCCAAGAGCCACAATCTCAGCACAACCGGGACCCCAGACCGAGTTTCTTCGAAGCACCGCTGACATCTGCATATACGGCGGCGCAGCGGGCGGCGGGAAGACGGTTGGACTGGTCCTCGAGCCGCTGCGTCACGTCAGCCGCGTTGCGAACTTCACGGCGGTCTTCTTCCGGCGCACGACGCCCCAGATCACCAACCCTGGGGCGTTATGGGATGAGAGCCTCGACTTCTACCCGCGGGTCGGTGGTACTCCGCACCTCGGAGTGCATGAGTGGCGCTGGCCACATGGCAGCAAGATCAAGTTTTCGCATCTGCAGCTCGAAACCACCGTGCATGATTGGCAGGGTGCCCAAATCGCGTTGATCTGCTTCGACGAGTTGACCCATTTTACGGCATATCAATTCTTCTACATGGTGAGCCGCAACCGCTCGACCTGTGGCGTCAAACCTTATATCCGGGCCACCTGCAACCCGGACGCGGACAGTTGGGTTGCCGAGTTCCTGGCGTGGTGGATTGACCACGAGACCGGGTATCCGATCCCCGAGCGGGTCGGCGTTCTGCGCTATTACATCCGCGTTTCGGATAACATCATCTGGGCGGATCGGCCGGACGATTTGCGGCAATACATGCCGCGGCCGGAAGTTCTCCCGCCGGGCGTCGACCCGCCGCGGCCAATCAGCGTCACGTTTATCCCGGCAAAGGTGCTCGACAACCCCGCTCTGCTGCGGGTCAACCCGGACTACCTCGCCTGGCTGATGTCGCTGCCGCTGCTCGAGCGCGAGCGCCTGTTGAGCGGCAATTGGAAGATCCGGCCGGCCGCCGGGCTCTATTTCAAGCGGGAATGGTGTGCCGTCGTCGACGAGGTCTCGGCGGATCTCGAAATGGTCCGGTATTGGGATCTCGCCGCTACCGAAAAGACGGCGCTCAACGACCCGGATTGGACGGTGGGCATCAAGCTCGGCCGCGATAGGAACGGCGGCTATTGGCTGCTGGATGTCCTGCGCGAGCGGGCGAACCCGGGCGACGTCGAGAGATTGTTGTTCAATACCGCGACGCAGGACGGCACACGGGTTCGCATCGGGTTCGGCAAGGATCCGGGGCAGGCCGGCAAAAGCCAAGCGCTTCACCTGGTACGCGCCCTTAGTGGCTTCACCGTGATGCCGGCAGCGGAGAGCGGCGACAAGCTCACGAGGTTCGGGCCGTTCAGTTCGCAGTGCCGCGCCGGCAACGTCAAGATCCGGCGCGCCGGCTGGAACGAGGACCTGTTCCGCGCCCTCGAAGGTTTCCCCGATCTCGCTCATGACGACGAGGTCGATGCCTGCAGCGGAGCCTTGGAGATGCTCCATCCCGAATCGGAGGCCTGGGCCTTCTATGAACTCTATCGCCGGCGGGCCGAGCAGTTTGAACAGAAGAAAAGCCCTTGGGTTCGCCTTCAGGTGCCTCGCGGCATTGGAGCCATTCAGACATTCTCCGGTCGGCATCTCAACGTCGGCGAAGACGGAACGGTCGATATGTCGGCTGAAGACGCCGAATGCTTTATCCGTGATGGCTGGACCAAGCTCGCGGAATGGGAGGCGGTCGAAGACGCGTGAGGCGCGATTGAGATCGCCGGATTTGTCACGCTAACCGGCTGGCTCGTGAGAGGGGGTCGCGAATAAGCTGGCGCGCGACCGGGCCTCGGCCGGCTCGACGGCTTCGTCGAGGTCCGGATTTCCGCGTGAACGCGGAAACGCCGAGCGGGTTGCCGGATTGACCCTCACCTTCGCCGACCCTCCTCGCGTGACGTCGCACGCCACCCATCTCGGCGCGGAACTGGAAGTTCGAATCCAATCCCCTCCAGCGGCGAGTCAGCAAACTTTCAGTGCCTCTGCCCAACTGTTCCCCCAAACCGTTCGGATCGTCCGTTTCAGAAACCCCGGTCTCCCCCGCCGGGGTTTCGCTCTTTCAGCTGCCGCGCGCTGCGGCATTATCGCTCCGGCGGCCGCGGCCCGCACGATCTTGCCGCCGCGGGTGAGCGGCACATAAATCGCCCCGCCCCTGTGCATCGGTCGCTTCTATGGCCTGCGGCATGCTGTCGGGCTCGTTGGACTCCTCTCTAATGACGGTTAATGCGACGAGGCCGAAGGGGCCTT